TTTTAGAGTATTATATAATCATCAACAGAGAACAAACAACCCGGACACAAAGCCGGAGGAAAGAGAGGAAAAAGGATATGAATAAAATCAGAAGAAAGAGATTGGCTGAGGCACTTGATCTGATCTCGCAAGCTAAAGACATTTTAGAAGAAGTTAAAGATGAAGAACAGGACGCATTCGATAATCTGCCAGAAAGTTTCCAGTATAGTGAGCGTGGCGAACAGATGGAAGAGTATATTTCAGATATCGAAGAAGCATTTGATAACTTAGAAGAAGCTGAAGGGCTTATTTCAGAAATTTAAGAAAAGAGGTAATAGACATGACAAAGAAACAATATAAACGATACGTAATGAAGACGCTTAGGACATTTAAAGCGAAATATGTACCTGATAAAAAAAATGATGACTGATAGAATTAGCGTTCCAAAGTGGGGAACCGTTATTCTAGTAGGGCCTCATAAGGGCGAAGTATTAAGAAGTTATGAACAGGCATGGAACACCATAGATGCGGCAATAAACGGATAGCCGAAACGGTCAGAAATGACCGTCCACCGGAACCGTCCTCCCGGTGCTGATGATGGCAGGGCAGAAAGGAAAACAACCATGAAAAAGTTAATTATCGCGGCAATGATCGCCGCACTCACCCACGCACCACAGAACGCCAATATTTACACGATGCCGGGCGTATATCACAGCAAAACCCAGACAGTAACCGACATCCGCGGCGAAGAATGGGGATTTGACGCAAGACTAAAAAATAACACACCGGTGGTCATTACGTTCGAAAGTCGCGGTACTTATGACATGAAAGACGATGTTGTTTTGAGTCTCAGGAGGGTTAAAAAATGAGATATAACATCTATCTGGGACAGATTGAAAAGGCCCGCACAAAAAGAAAACTGGCGAAGCTCCTGGACCTGATCGGAAACGACTTCGCCGGGATTAACTCCCGACAGTATGAAGAACTGAAGTTCTTGATTCTTTACAAGCTGGCATCATAAAAAAATAAGAAAGGAAGCCCCGTCATAACAGGGGCAAAGGTAAAAAACAATGACTAATAAATATACAAAGTATTTAAGTTGGGCGGTGTTCGCAATGATCGACCGCAGTACACAAGACGACCACAGAAGCAAAATAAGCGTTGCTGGTTTATTTGCTTATCCGGTAAATGCAGAGGACTTTAGAAAAACGCTTCCAAGTGAACACGAGTGGTACATACTTGATCTTGACCGCTTAGAACGTTTCGAAGAATTTTACAACTATATACAGGATATAAACAAACAATATGGTGATTATGCAATATTCCATATTAATGACGGGGGATTTACCGTTGATGAATTAAATTGTTTTCGCTCTATCCTTGATCTTTGGACAGATGCAAAAATCAAATAATTCCTTCCGGTGGCGGTCAAGCCGTAGCCCCAACGCAACCGCCGGATTTCAAAAAAAATAAAAAAGAGAGGTAAATGAACTATGAAAAACACAATGTTTTTAGCTCCTGAACAGGAGCAGAAAATGAAAGATGCGATGCTGGCACTCGACAGCCTGACATATAACACAATGTGTTATGGTTGCAAAGCACTTCACAAAACTTGTGACGGAACCACAAGCAAATTTTACGGCGGTTGCATCTACAGGGAGCCAAACGGCTTAAATGCAATATTTGGCTTTGCTCGATTTGTCCCGGAACTTATCAAAAATGAGGATTTTTCCTCATACGATGAGTTCCTGGAAGAACTGAGAAACAACCGCGCCGGCGTTGTTGATTGGCTCGAGTCCAGAACACGCGGCGAACACTTCAAAAATGAAGTGCTGACCGAGAAATACATTACAGCTTGCAAAAAGATTCTTGAAATTTTAAAGGAGGCGTAACAGCTATGACACAGAAAGAATTAAAAGAAATGTACATGAATATTATTAAAACAGAGGTCTGGGAAGATGAGTACATGCAAAATTTTGCAAAGAAAAATTGCGCTTATGTGGTTCAATTTTCAAATGGAGATATCGCAGATATTGAAAAACCATCTATAAAAAAGGACTTTTGTTTTGGTGCTGGCTCTTATGGTACTTGCACCAATGAAGAAATGAAAGACGCCGAAAACATGGCGGCATTAGCCCGAAAAAGTGAGCAATATTTTAGAGAACAAAATCTAAAAAAGATTGATTCTGATATAGAGGTTCTTGAAAAATGTTTGAGCGGTTATGAATACGAGTGTTATACATACACTCATTATATGGGGCAGCCAGATGACAGCAAACTAAAGGCTTTCACGGTGGTGAAAACCGGATATAACCCAGAATTTACCCCGATGCGTTGGATTAATTGCAAGGATATAAAAAAGCTGGGTGCGGACGATATCCAGAAAATTATTGACGGCTTTAAAGAAGTCAGAAAAGCATTTGAAAAACGGATTGACACATATTTAAAAAGATACGGAACAACAAAAGTAAATTCTTGGTCGTATATCTGCGATTAACAGGCCGGCAAGCGTACCGGGGAGCATTTCCCCGGCGGCCTTTTAAAATAAAATCAGGAGGATTAAAAACATGAAAAAATTAACATTGGTAGAATACGGATGCACGGGAACAGGCTACAGAAACGGCTCAGATGTGCCAAATTGTAGAGTTCGTGCAGAATTTGACACGCTGGACGGCCTGCGCGTTGTTGCAGATTTTGGCGGCTACCAGAGACGCGACGCAAATAAAAAAGGGTGCCCAGTGGTGCAGCCTAACGCGTTACATGTCGACGGCACATATTACGACGCTGAGGGATGCGGGCACTCTTATGAATATAGGCTTGCACAAAAGGGATTTGATTTTTCGCGCTTCGATTTCACAAGAACCGGAATTTTGGCATTTGTAAACGAGGTGACCGGGAAAAACTATACGGAAATCGAGTTTGCAAAAAGGATTTAGTTTTCAGGCGTAACGGTTCCCGCCGGGTTCGATTCCCGGCAACGCCTTTTATAACCCGGCTCCCATGGGTAAAGGGAAGAAAAGAGAAAAATGAGAAAATATAATTATTCAGAAATGGGCGATATCTGGCGCGATCATGCCCGGGAAATCGTCGAAAATGGTGTTTTTATCGCCGATGATGGTGGTAATTGGGATTTATGGGAATATAACGGGACTGTGTATAGTATTCCCGTCGAAGACTTCGGCTGCGGTGCGTCTGTCTGGTGCGACGTTAAAAACCTGAGACAGCATTTATACGGGCTTATGCATATTTGCGGCCGTTCTTCTCTTATTCCGAGTTGCTGGGGAAATGTTAATGCTGATTTTTTGGCATCACTTGGTATTTGTTAAATAGGGGGACGGTATTATGTCAAAAGCTAAAAGGGAAAAATTAGAACAGGCTGCGATTGAGATTTTAGCCGGGTCGATGGAATATATTGGAGAATATGACCAAATTTGTAAAGAAGCTGCAAGCCTTACAGATTCGGAACTATTGAATTTTTTAGAAAAATATTCTGATTTAGAGCAGTAAAGCGCTGCTCTTTTTATGGTGTCCTGCATCCGCTCCGGGCGGCGGTGGTTCGTGACCTGTGCCAGGACTTCACCGGGGTTTGTTCTCCGGTTTGATGCACATTGACAATTATATATATCTGTATCGGCTCCTATTTGACGTTTTAACGGCTCTTATCGTGATTCTGGTATATTTTATCACAAGTATATAAAGCTGTCTTAAATCTTCAAATATCGAATTAATAACAGGGATTGACGGCAGAGCATAACGGGGTTATTATTATTCTGTATAGTTGCCCGGTCTAGTCTTTATGTTTCCAGATTGTGCGAAGCTATGCGGGCTTTGTTTGTAATCGCTCCGGCGGTCTTGTTTCTGTACGCTTTAAGGCGTTTTGTTTGGGGTAGCTATGCCTTAAACACTTCTATAACGCCGTATTTGGCTTTTTAAGCGTGCTTTATGTGCTTTCTGTATATTTTACCACGGTTGCACGAAAAACGTTTTTAAACGTGTTTTACAACGTTATATTGGAATTGGTTTTGACTCTGGCTGTGTCTGGCGCTGGCTCGGTACTTCCGTAGCTGTTCCCGGTCCGCTCCCGGGTTATCCCCGGCGGGCTGTGTTTCTGGCTCTCTGTTTGGCTTTGGTCTGCCAGATCATGCCGAGCGATGGGGTTTCATAGGTTCCCTGTGGCGGTCTGTTCCTGATCGGCCGGAGGTTCCCGGGATGGTCCCGGGAGGGACAAAGGCACCAAGGAAATGTACGACAAGTCAGAAACAGCATCAAAACCAGATCGGTTTGAACTGGGAGAATCTGAAAAAAATCGCAGAAATCTGAAACTAATTCAGACCTGCGACTTTTTTTATTTTGTGCATTTTGTATATAAACTCCTACAACGTACCTCGGCGTGATGTAAATTTTTATTTCATTACATTCAATTCGTCTTTTTCAGTCGTATTCTTTCTTCTCGTGATATCAGAAATCTTATTCCTACGTCTTTTCTGCCGGCTCGTTTCCTTACTTCTGCGCTTCGCTGATTCTCTGCTGATGGTTCCCATGCCTACTCCTTTCCGAACATTTTCTTCATGTTCTGGCTCCGTGAATTGAGGTTTATGATTGGCATGTCCACATTGAGTTCATCTGGTACAATACCCACAATCACAACCTTTGTTGGCTCTATTGTGTCCAACATTTCCTTAAAATTCTCACAAAACTCTATTCTGGCAGACTTTGACCGGACTCTGCCATTGGTGCAACATGATACCGTGCTCCTGTGCGGTGTTCCATCGAATATCCAGGGCATTTCCTTTGGACTAATAATATTTACGGACGGGATAATTTTAACGCCCATAACCGCCCAATAATAGCCTAAAGCATGGTTTCTGTACAGGTTGTAGATGTTCAACGCACTTGGCATCCCGGAAGCAATTGTGAAATCTGGGCTGCAAACTGAATTGAAACATTTTAAGTGCTCAATGTACTGGTCCGGCTGATTCCATACCTGCAGAAAACTTTTGTCGTCAATGTAAAAATTTACGGTCAGGTCCTTATGACCTTTCAATGATCTGGATTTTGAAGATACAAAGTCAATCGACTTGCCCGGCGAGAAAGCCACTTTTGGAAGCATTGGTATCTGAAACTGTCCATCAAATTCTGCACCGGTTATCAGATATTCTTTCATCACATCATATGCGGTATGTATCACAACACCACCTCCATACAACCATATTAACATAATTTGGGAAACAAAAAAAGACCGCATTTCTGCCGCCTATGATGGTTTTTCCTGTGTCTCACACACAAGTTTTCCTCCTATGGTTTTAATTCGAATATTTGTTCTTGTTCCTTACCTGTTCCCTAGCCTGTTCCCTCGGCTATTTTACATACCCCTAAAAAGCACAAAAAACCTTGATTTTACAAGGTTTTCGTTAGCAGCCAGTACGGGAATCGAACGTATCTTTAAACTGCTATCTTTCCTATAAAACCAATGCTTCTAGCTTTTTGCAGGGTGTTCCTTTTTGTTCCCTAGTTGTTCCCTCTCAAAAAAACTATCTCGACACTACCATGAACTCGTTTATGCTGTCCATGATTTTTTGTTTTTTCTTGAGGTCCTTTCGGTCTCTGTGGTAGTAGTTCTCGGAACACGAAATATTTGTGTGGCCCATCTGTGATGTGACCATCTGATTATCTATGCTGTGATCGAGTAATATCGTACAATATGTTTTTCGTATTTTATGCGGTGATTTTTGAATACAGCCAGTTTTCTTGCACACTGTTCTTAACCGGTTCCTGAACGAATAAGTATTTAATCGCTTTCCATCTTTGGAAAATATATATTCGCAGAATGTCGACATATTTCTAAGCTTCTGTAATATCCATATACACCCCTGAGGAACCACTACATTTCTTACGCCTGCTTCTGTTTTCGGAAAGTCTTTTACTTCGAAAATGCCTTTATGGTTTTCAAAATGCCTTACTTCCGTTCTTCTGACTTTAATCGTACGGATATGTGGTAGCCAGTCATTCCATTTCAAAGCGCATAGCTCCCCAACTCTCAGACCAGTTACGAACATAAGCATAATGCCAAGATTTACTATGTCCTGATTGTCCTTCAAGTAGTCAATCATCCTGTCCATTTCAGCGTCGTTGAATACTTCTTCCGAATCTTCTTTGATATTTCTTTTGAAAGATTTATCGGTGACATCCAAGTCATAGAATAATTCCTGCACGTTCCAATCAATCAGCTTGTTGCGCTTTGCCCATTTTAGGGTTCCTCTGGTAATTGTCTTAAGATTGCAGAAAGCTTTTGCGGTTAGATTGTGTTCGCTGATCTGTTCTTCCAGGAAGTTGCTGATATCCTCTGACTCAATGTTTTTAATTCTGCGTTCTCCCATGGTCCCAAAAAAACGATTAAAGTCCTGCTGATATCTCTGATAAGTTTGTATTGAAATCTTATTCAAATCAACCTTGCGCTGCGCCCATTCCTCGAATACACTCTTGATCTTTGGATTCTCTGCTTTCTCACGGTGTGTCTTTACAATCAAGTCCTCTAAATCCTGTTTAGACCGACGCTTAAACATTTTCCTCTGTCCGGTTTCATCATAAGTCATGCGGATTTTCCAATATCCATCAGATGCTTTCCATATACTGTCCCTGTATTCCTTTAATATATCTTCCCTTTTATTCATTTCAACTTGCTCTTGTATGTGAGACAAATTGATGATACCATTCTCAATTGCATATTTCAAGTCGTCATTATTCATAAAAAATAAGGAGGAACCGGGATATCCTTTCGCTGGCCAGCGGCTCCTCGTTCCTCC